TTTCGAAGTGTCTTGCACGAGCGTCTTTTGTGGATTTTGCCATATCATCACCGTCAGCATCTTTTGCAAAATACTTCTTAGGTTGCGTACCGTCACGGTCTTTGATATCTTTATCTTGTGCGACTTTCTTTTTTTCTAGTAATGTGTTTAACATATCCATAATACTATTTATATCTTTTTAATAACTGTCTTCTTACCAGTCTTTCTACTTTTGAATGTTTTTAAATTTGGCCCAAACGGACTTAGTTTATCTTTTGGTGGTTTTTTCACCCCATCTTTACTTCTCATAGATGAATACCCAGTAGTATCCTTCTTCAGCAGTTCGTAAGATTTCCAGTTTGTTGCAAGTTTATTGTTAGGGAACTTAGAACTCCATGTTATAAGTTTACCTGAAATTTTTGTTGTTTTACTCTCTAAAGATTTTAAATCGTCATCGTTTGTAATCTCAAGGAATTCTTTACCAAACATTTTTTTAAATTCTTGTGCATTCTTTTGAGCTGCATCCCAATCTTGTTTAACAATTTCGGGTGGTAGTTTTCTTGCACGTTTTTCATTTCTTGCTTGTGCATTATTCAACGATGCACTTACATATATCATTTTGTATTCATATCCTAGTGCATCTAACTGTTTCTTATAAGATGCTATTTTACCTGCCTTTGCACTAGTAGTGTCAAATACCATTCCTAAACGACCTTTTATGTATGCAGACATATTCTTTGCAGTAATGGTCTTTGCTTTTGCACGGATAGGGTCTACTCTATCAAAGTCTGCACCTCTAAGGTCAAGTGTCATTCCTGCTTTCTTTAGACCGAGTTCAAATGCTTTATCTGTATTGACTAGTTTAAGACCAAGTGCCTTTAGTGAAAGTGCATCAACTACTGTTGACTTACCACTGCCTGGCCCACCTGAAAAGAAAACTGCTTTGAATGTGCCTGGGTCATACACACCTTCTGTAATCAAATCTTCATACATGTATGCAGGTAGTGTACCTTCTGCAATACCCATTCCTTTACGAATGTCTTTGTATAATTGTTCTTTATCTTTATTGTTTCTACTAGGGACTCCTAGTTTGAAGTTCTCATAGTCTCCTTGTTCTGCATATGCTCTCATCTTACTTGCAGACATTCCACTGACATCATCTGCATCGGGGTCTCTCTCCCCTGCTGATACAACTTCTATACTTTCAAACTTATAGTATCCATGTCGTGCTTTGACTCCATTGTATTTGTTTAATAGTATCTCAAACTCTTTTACTCGGTCTGAACCTACAACCATTCTTACTTTATTATACCCGTTGGTTTGTAATTCGTTTGCAATATCAAATACAGTTCTTGCGTCTGCGTCTACCACAATACGACCAAAGAACTTTCTTAAGTATTTTATTTTATCTTTATGTGAAAGGGGATTCTTTAACTTATCATTTGAATGAGAAGAGAATAAAAGAACTTCATATCCTTTTGCTTCTTTTTTGAGTTTATCTACTAACTTTCCATGGCCTGTTGTAGGTGGATTGAAACGACCAAAGGTAAACACTGCACCCTTGTCTTTTGCCTCTGTTAGAAATTTACCGAATGTCTTTTTCATTACTTGTCCCAATTCTTTTGTGCTGTGAAGTTATTAAATGCAAATTCCATTCTATCTACAAGTTTGACTGCACTTCCTGATTTATCAATTGCAACATATCCCTCGGGATTTACAACTTCAAATCCTGTTGATGTTTTCTTAAAGGTTCCTATACTCTTTACTCTATTTAGTCCTTCAATAATTAACTGTTTTGCAATTACTAAGTGTTCCATAAACTTAGTAAGATTGGTAATGAACTTATTTAAACTACGAAGTTCGTTGTAAAGTTGTTCTCCAATCTCTGTTTTAATTTGTTTAGTTTTTTCCATTTTAACTTTTGCAACTACCTTATCTCTCCAGTAATTTTCAAAATGTTTCATGTATCCATTGTATGTTGGTTTGTATGAGCCGCCTCTTATAAGTGTATTACAATATGTTTTGTAAGTTGCACCTGCACCTTTCGTTGCGATAGTTTCCTGTATTTTTTGAAACTTAACTAAGTCTGATTTTTTGATTCCATGAAATGCTTTACCGACTAGAGATAATTCTTGTGTAAGTGTAAGTGTTTCTTTTGCAGTAAGTGTTGAATTACCCGACACATCTTTATATGTTGCATCATCCATCCAAACATCTTTATTACTTCCAAGATTGGATATCTTTGCACCAAAACTTGCAGACAAATCTTCTATTGTTCCACCAGTGTAAGTAGTATGAAACACAATACCCATTTTAGAACTATCGATTGTCTTACCTAATTCAGAATCTTTATCTACAGCATATAAAATAGTGTTTGGTTGGAAAGTTATATACTCTTTACCATCTATAGTTTTATTTGTTTTATCATCAGTATACATTAAATCACCTTGCATGATTGTATTCCAAGATAGTTTAGATAAACACTGAAATGAAGTTAAGAACTTTTCCTGTAATTGACCTGAAAGACTTGAATCGTCTTTGATTTCCTGTTCAGTTGTGTAGAACTTGGGTTCTTTATTAAAGAGTGATTTCTTTGCAACAAAGAATTGATTAGTTTCGGGGTGTTGACCACAAAAGATTGCAGGAGCTCCGTCCCACTTTACAGTCATGTTTACAGAAGAACTTGAATTACCCTTCATCATGTCTCTAAGACCTCGTAAGAAGTTTATAGCACCACGACCACCATCAATCCCTTGATTGATAATCTCGTCTTCTAAGTGTTCTAAGTGTAAATTCTTTGCGCCCATAGTAGTATTATATCACATTTATGTGTTCCTGTCTACTATTTAGGTATTTTTAGTACCCTGTTTATGACTAGGATGGAAGTAAGTATCGTAAAGATATGAAAACTCACAATGTTTCGTACCTATGATATCGTTGTAAGTTTTTTCTGATAAATCATAATTTTCAGTACATATATCTTCAAGACGGTGTATAGGTAAATTAAGGTCGTCTGAAAGTTTATTGATTGAGTCTTTTTGATAACATGCACCCTCTAAGTAAGGAATCCAGTATTCATTGAGTGCAACTTCTTTTATTTGATATTTTTCTTTTTGATTCCAAGTGTTGTGTTGGTGTGCATGTAGAACAGAGAATAGTCTTTCAGATTCGTTTCTTCTATCTAGTAAAATTGTTTTGTCAAAAGTTTTAGATAATGATTTAAAGAAATCGTTTCGTATTTCTATATCATCAAATTGTGTTAATCTTTTGTTTGGATGTTGCCATGTACCGTTTACGCATTTTACAATTACGTTATCAGAATCGATTAAACTTCTTTTTTCTTCTAAACTTAGAGGACTGTTTGCATGGTTCATTCCCTCGTTGTAAGGTTCATTTACCCATGTTAAATGGTAGTCTTCTGATATTGCGTTTGTTAATGAATTTGAACCACACTTACCAGTGGCAATCATCAAAATTCTCATAATATAAGTTTAGATTTTATTATGCAGGGTCGGCTTGCATGGTTGCAAGAGTAGATTCCTCTGTTGAAAGAGTTGATTCTTTTGTCGAAATCCAACTTGTCCAATCGCCATTCTCATATCCATCATCAGAATTCATTTCCCAATGCCAGTAGTTATGAATGACAGTTGGTATCATAAGAGTTCCACCATCGTCATACTCACTATTTACAACATCAGCATCCATTGCAAGTGTAGTGACACCTTCAGGTTTTCCACTAAATGTTGTATTCGGATTGTTAGTTCTCCAATCTGCCCAAAATGCAGTTCTTGTTCCATTCCAAACATGGTTATATGTTCCTTTACCTACAAAATTGTAGGATACATCTTTAACCCAGTTAATATCTTCTTTTAATGAATCAACAACATCTTGTTGAGTTGCGATTTGGTCTGTTGTGTAAGGCATAATTTCTCCGTATTATATGTTTATTTATAAGTTTACGTTCTTTGTTTAAGTGTTGGTGAGAAGAATTTTTCATACACTGAATCGAAATCATCTCCCTTATATTCAAAATCTTGTGTAAAGGATAACCATGTTTCTTTTGATTGTTCTTTATCACTTGTGTATAAATCTTCCATGTATGTTATGGGTATTGCAAGTTGTTGTGATATAGAATTGATAACCTTTTCTGTATAGAAAAAATCGTCTATAATTGGTTTATCTTTTTCAGTGAGGACTACAGGGTTAAAGTTGTACTTCTCCCACCATGTTCCATGTTTGTGTGCATGTAGAACCGATAATAATCTTTGTGATAAATCTCTTCTAGTCATTAATACTACTTTATCAAACTGTAAACTAAACTCCATAAACCAAAGGGCTCTTTCTCTTGCATCTTCCTCGTGTGTAAGTGTTTTTAACTGGGGGTCTATGTATTGTTGATAACATGGTAGACATTTTATTGCGTGATTATCGGGTACAGTATATTCTTCTGTTTGTCTTGCTGATTTTTGATAATCCCAGTTGAATGGTTCGGAAGTGAATGGAATGTTATAGTGTTCACCCAATCCCCAAATAAGTTTAGAAGTTCCACAACGACCAGTGCCTAATAGTAAAACTTTCATATTTTAGAGAGTGTACTATTCTTTAACTGTTTATCAATCTTGACTAATTCTTTTTTGACTTTCTTATCTTCCTTGTTATCTCTAAGTTTCTTTTTGAGCTCTATTTTTTCTTGAATCTTATTAATCACTTCGATAGGTTGTAAAGTCTTCTTATTCATTATATTTTGAAGTCGTTGTATTTAGTGTTGCCTCCACGGTCATGTACAGGGATTGAATCATCAATACCAGTGTTTTCATACAACTCTTCTTGTGCTTCTTGTTCACAATCATACAGTTTCATACGACTTCTGTCGACACCTATGACAAACCTTTTGAATACGGTTGGGTCATTGTATCTATTCTTTAACTGTTTCACCACCATTTGGTCTAACTCTTCTAGTTCTTCTGAAGATATCAATGCAAACATAAAGTCTGCAGTAGCAGGTAAACCAAAGGACTCTGAAGTATCTGTAAGTTCTACATCTGTTGAACCATAACCACTTCTTGTTGTTTGTGTTGCACTCATAATTGGTACATCAAACTCCACTGCAAGTCCTCTAAGTTCTTCTGCAATACTCTTAATAAGAGTATATGAGTTTGCACCAGCGCCTGGTTTCACTCTTGCACTTGCACATATGTTTAGATAGTCAATGAATATCATATCGGGTTTGAAGTCTTTCTTCAATTCAAGTTCTTGTAGTAAGTGTCTGAAGTGACCGACATGTGCAGATGCAGTAGGGTATTCTTTGATTATAAGTTTACCTTTAGTCTTCTCTGCAATTTTATCAATCTTCTTGTCAAAGAGTTTCTTAGATAAGTCGGGTAAATCCTTCATAGGAACATTCAATGTGTTCGCATCAATCCTTTCTGCAATCCTTTCCTCTGACATTTCCATAGTGATGTATAGAACATTCTTGTTCATCAGAAGTCCTGCACCAGCCATATGACACATGAATAATGATTTACCAACACCAGTTCCTGCAAGACAAATATTCAAAGTCTTGTTTGGTAGACCACCCTTGGTAATCTTGTTGAAGTATTCCAAATCAAACGGAATCTTTTCTTCTTCCGTGTGATAGAACTCAAACCTTGCGTCTGAATCTTCAAGTTGGTCATGACCAATATTAGTGTCAAAAGACACGGAGAGTGCATCCTTCAATAGTTCGGGTATCTCACCTTTAGACCTTTTAGACTTTTCATCTAGTACTTCGATAGAATCCATGACTGCAATATAGATTGCTCTATCCTTACACCATTTCTCTGTCTCATCTACTAACCACTCTTCAGCAGTTTCATCAGATGTTCCCATGTTTTGTAGAATTGTCTTAGACCCAGTCACCACACTATCAGATAACGTGGTACTGTTGTCTAAATTGATGAGAAGTGCCTCTACAGTTGGGGATTTATTGTATTTCTCAAAGTACGAGTGTACCTCTTTCCATACAGTCTGTTCGTCTATTTCGTTGAAATACTCATCCTTAATGAAGGGAAGCACTTTTCGTGAAAAAGAATTACTCTGAATCAGATTCTTGAGTATTGTTGTCTCTAGTCTCGCCATATTTGAAATATTCCTGTGCTACTTGTTCTAATTTTTCCATCACTTCGGGTGTGAAGTACTTTTCGGGGTTGTTGTTAATTGTCTTACCAAATTCAGTCTTACCGTTTGGAAGTTTAACTCTTGTACTTGATTTCTCAAATACTCCAAATGCAAGTGCCATGTCTAATAAGCCATAGTACCTGTCTAACCCTTTGTCGTATGATAACCTCACATCAACCACTCTGTTCTCAACAGTCAATCTTGACTTTGCGTTTTTACAGTGGATGATATTACCAACGATTTCTGTTCCTTCCTTCTCTTTCCTTTTAGAAAGATAGATAATTGATGAAGCAGCGTACTTGAGTCCACTACCTCCACCCATTTCCTTTTGAGGGAACATAGAACCAATCACATCATATGTGTGATTTGTAACAATCATAGGAACTCCAACACGACCTAACTTAAGAGTAAGAACTCTGAATGCACCTTTGGTTATTTGTGCCCTCGTCATATCTTTGGTCTCTTTACCTTCTGCAGTGTCTTCGATTTCTTTGGTAGTTGATAACATACCAAGTGAATCTAAACAGAACATCATAGGTGGACGTTTTTCTTTGGGGGTTTCTGCATACTTATCCAGTATACTGATTGCTTGATTTCTGAACTCCTGCACTGTAACAACAGGAACAATAACAACTCTTGATGAGTCTATTCCTCTTGATTCAATCATATCTTTCGATATTGCAGATTCAGATTCAAAGTAGATTACTGCGGCATCCTTGTTGTCTTCTAGGAATTGTTTGACCATACCTAGTGCAAAAAAGGTTTTACCTGTTGCAGATTCCCCTGCAATTGCAGTAATCTTGTTTGAAGGAAGTCCACCATACAGTGAACCACTTAATAGTGCATTGAAGATATGTGAACCCGTATCAATAAACGAATCTACATCTCCAGCCTGCACACCATCAGAAACTATATTTGCATATTCGTTTCCTGATGCTTTTACTAAATCTTTTAAAAATGACATATTTAACACTCCTCATAAATGTATATACTATCTAGTATACACAAGAGTGTCTTATTTGTAAAGGGGTTTTTTAATCTTTTTTGTGGTCTTCTATGCAGTCAAACTTAATATGTTCTTCCATCATAGTTTTGATTTGTTTGATTTGCACTTCCATGAACAGGATAAATGAAAATCCAAAAACTATTGAGAGTATGTAAAAGCAGTCTAATGCATCTAAATGAATCATCATGATACCTTGTCTATCTCTTCTTGAGTCACATATCCACTATCCATAACAATTTTTCTATTATCTAAATGTTGTTGTTCAACCAAGTCTTTATTCTCTCCACTATAAACTACTGCATGACAATCATCAATCATTTTCTGATTAACATCAACTTTAGTTTCACTATGTGCATATAGTGTTCCTAAGATTCTTCCGAACTTACCTTTGTCATGTGATACAAGTGATATTGTTTCACATTCTTCTAGTAATTTCTTTAAGTGTTTTTTAGAAGCTTTACCAAATAGTTTTTCTACTTTGTCTCTAGTTCTAGATTCTGGCGTATCGATTCCAACCATTCGGACTCTTTGTTTTTTATAAACCATACCGAAACCTAAATCAATATCTACATCTACTGTATCACCATCGACAACTTTTACTACTTTAACTTTATATTCGTACATAGCAATATTTATACGTTTTTAAATTGCACTGAGATGCCACAACCACAAGAAGATTCTTCCTTCGGATTTATAATCTTAAAGAACTCATTTAGTCCTTCGTTAATCCAGTCCAATGTTGACCCCTCTAAGTAAGGAACTGACATTTCATCTACTACTACAGTAAACTTTCCAAAATCTACAAGTTTATCTGACATGTTAATAAAGGCTGAAGTGTCTTCTATGAAGTATTCGTATCCTGCACAACCACCACCAGTAACACCAAGTCTAATAAACTTGACATCCTTTTTGATAAGTTGTTGTATTGCTGAATCGGTGACTTCAATCATATTAGTATTTATATTTCTACTTGGTCAAATGCCCAATCTTGTCCTATCCTAGCACGAGAATAATATTTGTCTAAAAAATCTCTTTGTTCTTGTGTTCCGTTTGTAAAATGAAAATCATCTGCAGACACATAAACACTCATATCCATTTCCACATAATCTTGAACTGTAGAAGCACTCTTCTTTGCAGTTATTGGGAATGGTCTATACTCTTGCAACCATGAATATCTTTCCTTTGTCATCCATAAATCATTAGGACTTAACACGGTAGTGTCACAATCTTCTACAAATATCTTTGCGGCTTCAGGTTTCATTGCATATGCATGATGTCCTAAAAAATTCCTATCTGTAAGTGTATTCAATCCGTCTAACTTAGGTGTATCAAAATCTATGTGTTCGGGTCTATAGTATGTGGGTTCTCCAAATGTGCAACACATATCAAAATCTATGTCGGGAAACTCACTAACAAACTCTGCATCATGTTCAAGTATGAGAATGGGTTCATCTAACTCTATACACTTCTTCCATAGTAGATAGTGTGATGCAAAACAAGCCGCAACTCTATCGGGTCTAGGATACTTATCAAATATATTTGGTCTATCACCTAATATGTGGTCATATCCACCTTTAGGTGTGATTGCATCAAAGACTTCTATATCATGTTTATAAAACCTTTTTGCAGATTCTATACACTCTCTAGATTCCTTTTCTGATAAGGGGTGTCCTTTAATCGTTATTATGAATGTTTTCATCGGGGTCTATTACCTCATATGTCCATAAGTCTATGTTATTTTTTATATGAAGTGTATTTGCTTTACCTTCTGTACTTGCGTCTCCTTGAATCATAGAAAATGTTTCTCTAACTACAAAAGGCCATGGGTAGTATTCTTCTAAAAATGTGAAGTAATGATTTGAAAGAAAGGTATCTGCAGGTTCTACTGGTGTTGTTTCTGCTTTTTCTATAATGTCTTTTGCACCTTCGGGTTTTATTAATATCGCATGATTACCAATAAAACAATGACTTTTCAATTTATTAACACCTTCGTTATATTTTTTTGATAAAGTTTGTGGTGTATCTAAATGAGGGCCCCAACTAGGTCTACCAAGTGTAATACATCTATCAAACTCTAAGTCATGTGGGAAGGGTAGTTCTAATACTGCGTCATGTTCTAATATGAGATATGGTTCACTGTCTTTTGAACACATATCCCATAGTGTAAGTTGAGAAGCAAAACAGGCCGCAACTCTCTCGGGAAAGGGTTCGAAGTCAAACATCATACCTTTAGTGTTGCCTGTAATGTTTCTTATTATTTCTCTAGGATTATCTTTAGGAGTTATTGCATTAAACTTTTCTACATGTATACCTTGTTTTGCACAAGACTCTATACATTTATCTGCACTCTCATGAGATTTTGGGTGGTCAACTGTAATAACAAATGCTTTCATACTCTTATTTAGAAGAATGAATCTAGACTTGCAACTGGTTCGGTATTCCAACCAATCTTACTAATAACTACAGTCAATGGTTCTATGAATGATTTATCAAATTGTTTGTCGTAATCAATATAGTTTTGTAATTCTAATTCTCTTGGTAAAACATTTGAGTATGATATCACATTCTCATTTAACTTGTTAGGTAGTTTGAGATAGGTAAAGAGAATCTTGTTTCCACTTCTGATATTCTCGTATCGTTTATCTATGTTCAACTTCTTAAGTTGGTGATTGTAAAGTAAAGCACCTCGTACGTGTATGGGTGTTCCTTTACCGTATATGTGGTTTGGGTCTGAATACTGTTCAAGGTTATTACAACCTCTTGGTGAACTCATCTTTTCTACTGGAAGGTTTCTAAAATCCTTTCGTGCAGTCTCTACGAAATCCCATAGTTCCTGTTCGGTTCCGTTCATAACAACTTTGAATGCATCAGTAAGTCTACCTCTGACCCATTGTGGTGTACTGGACTTTGCAGTTTCAATACCCATCATCTTAAGTTTGGGAGTCTCGTATCTGACACCCTCGTTATCATAAACATTTAGAATGTATCTTTTCTTTGCAGTCCATATTCCACGGTCTGCAATAATCTCTCTACCCATCTCCATCTTCTGTTGGAATGCATTAGTGTAATCTGCAAGATGGTCATATCCCTTAGTCAACACATCTTCTACTTTGTCTCTTCCGATAGTGTCAAGGAAGTTAATAATTTTGTCTTTGTCGGTGTCTTCGGGAAACACTTGTGACACTAGTTTATCAAAAGTGATGTAGACGGAATCAGTATCCATTGCAATCACATAGTCTTCATCTTCTGTTGAAAGAACTTTGTTCATCCAGTTATTGATAGTCTTCTCTGCAGTCTTAATAACATACTGACCCGACATAGTAATACCTTCTGCAAGGTTAGGGTCAAAGAATGCAAAGTATTGATTTGCAAGAGCCCCATATGCAGAGTTAAGTGCAATCTTTCTAACCTGTTGGTTGTTGTATGCACGTTTGATAAGACTCTCTAGTTCTTTCTTTCGTTTAGGTTCTTTACAAATTTCTTTCTCTTGTTGATATGCAATCATCTTCTTCTTCCACATCTTACGTTCGTCATAAAATGTTTCCATAAGTTCGGGAAGGAATCCTTGTTTCTCTCTACTGAACATAACACCATTTGGTGCAACCGTTCTATTAGTTTTCTTTAATGGAGAAAGGTCGGACTCACCATCTAACATAGACTGAACATTGACATCCATTCTTGCACCACCCTTGACCATAGTCTCGGGTGATATGTTGAACTGCATAATCAAATGTGGATAGAGAGAGTTCAAGTCGAATGACATAACCCAATCATGTTTACCTACGATAGGTTCCTTTACATATGCACCAACAATAGAATGTGTTTTAGTTTGTTGTTTAAGTCTTTGTGGTGGAGTTTGAATGTTCTGTTTCTTAAGGAAGTTGTAGATAATAGTTTCCCAGTATTTTACCATTCCAAAAGTATCAGAGTAATTACACTTTGCATCATAAGCCATGGTCATGGTCAATTCCATAAGACCAAGTTTCTCTTCTAGTTCTTCTACAAGAACAACATCCTGTACATTATATGCAAGATACTTAGAGTAATCATTCTTATACAATCCGTGTAATGAACCATGTTCTGAATAGTCTAACTTTGCAGAACCTAATTCAACATGTGAGATGTGATTTAGTGAATAGGATTCTTGATTGACAAAGGTTCTCTGTTTGTACATTGCCATATAATCAATAACATTGATTCCATATAACGTGTACTGTTGATTCTTTTGATATCCTTGTGTAGTGTATTCTCTAACATCAGACATGTTCCATGGGGATAATCTTTTGTGTTGGTCTTCTCCAAACAATCTATCAATACGATTACAAAGATAAGTGATGTCAAATGAATCTACATTCCAACCTGTAATGATATCGTAAGATGCCTTTCTCCAATGTTTGATGAACTCCTCTAA